TGCGACGTTTTGCCGCCTTCTCCATCTTCTTAGTAGCTTCCTCAATAATCTTTAGGTCTGCCTCCTCTTTGAGTGCAGCAAAAGCATCTATTGGCGGTGGTGGTTCTTTCACCATACGCTGAAGAAAGTCGCCTACTAAAGACTTCTCACTCACTTCTGGTTCTGGTTCAATCCCTTGCACTACGTCAATGACTATCTCTTCTTTAGGTTCAGGTTTAACTTCGGGTTTAACTTCAGGCTTAGGTTTCGTTGCTTTCTTTTTTGGCATTAGTTCCTCCTAGGTTAAAAGTGGAATACAAAGTGCGCTATGAGTATCCAGAGTATCGGATACACGAAGATCATGAACAGCGCAAATAGCGTATTTCTGGTTTGGTTCTCTGGTTGTTCTGGTAACCCTTTTTTTCTCTCTCCAAGTAGCATTTCAAATCCTTCCTTCTCTGAATCAGTGAGCGGTCGCGTTGCGTCTCCGTCCTTTATGACTGATATATCTATCAGGTCTTTTGTGTTTACTAGGACCCTATGAAGTGACTCAAGGTTGATAGTTTCTCCAAATTCGTTTTTCATCTTAACTTCAGCTCCCGAAACGGGCAGTTATTTACATGCATCTTTAAATCCCGTTTCAGCTCCTTTACTTCGTTTTCAAGTTTTAAGAGCACCTGTTGCATCTCCATTTCGGTAAGAAGGTTAGCTGCTTTATTAGTGGGCATTTTTCTTTTTCTTCTTTTTCTTAGGTTGTGTTTGTTCTAAGCCCTGGACATATGCAATACTAAAATCCTCATTGGGCCGGTTTACGTGGACATCTAAAACCGTCGGCTGGCTCTTTTTAGCTGGCAGCGGTTTGCCCCATGTATCTGTTTGTCCACGATACGGCGTCTCCTCGTTTATCGGCTGAGATCGTTCTCGAGCTGCAGCTGCAGTCTGCCCAGGCAGCAACGAATCTACCGGCGTGGCCAATGGGCTTTCCGGTTCCGGTTCCTTTGGCAAGTGTATCAGATCCCATAGGGCGTTTCTAAACGTCACGTCATCTGGGATTGGCACTCCGCCCCGGGCGACGTTGCTTAGGAATGTACCCACGTCATTGATCTCTGCGCTTGCTACGTCGCCATGCACAAGTTTAGGCAATGATTCGGGGTTTATATCAGGATTGAGTTGCGCGAGTCGTGGAACAGCGTATGAGTTGAATACCTGGCAAATTGAATCCAATATCGCGCTTATTGAAATTGAAAAGAGATTATTTCTTGTTTCAGCAAGGGCGTATGATCCTGTCGTATCCTGGCCAAGCATAAGAAAATCAGCAAGGACAGTCATTGCTATCCATTTGCTAAACATCTGGATTATGCCAACAATGTCAAACTGTCTTTGTGACTGCGGACCTGCTAGTTCTAAACTATACATTGGGCCGCCGCCTACATCAGAAGGATAATTGTTTGATGGTAGAAGTATGCCTTCGTCTTGGTTTCGCTTGAGATTGCGAACTATCCGTTTTAACATCTCTGCCATTGCTGATGAACGTGCATCGATTCCGGTTAGTACCTCACCAGGAGCACGCAAGACAGGAACGCCTGCCATATCACGTTCTAGTCCTGTCATCATAATCTCTTCAGCCAGCTTTTTGAACATATATGTTCTATATGCCCCACGCAAAAGACTCACACCTTCTGGGTTGCCCTTTCGAGGTTTAACTCGGAACAATAACAGTTTCTCTATCGGTATTTCAGTAATCCTAAAGTGAGGTGGAGCAAGTTGTCTGAATCCTCGTATGCCGCCGTTAACGTCAAAGTCCCAGTTTAATAGTGTTTCCTGGGCCCTAGTAGCAAACTTCCTCCAGCCTATTCTCCCATCATCAAAGTTGCTATTTAATGTCGGATCTTCTGGATGTGGCCCCTCTCGTTTCTTATAGACTATTTCTGAGATATGATAACCGAAGATAAACATGCTAAGAACCTCAGAAAGCAGATCATTTGGATTAACACTCATATCCTCCCAGCATTGTTGGTAAAATTCCAATGCTTTTAAGTCCTCAGGAGTAGAACCGTCAGTTTCCCACCAGAGGTTTACTGATCTGCATGACATCTCGACCGCATAAAAGATTGATGATATGACGGCATCCATCATGTACATCTCTTTGTACATACGGACGCCGCGAGTGTATTGAAGTTCAGTCAGCCACTCCTCATACACGTAGGGAGGAATGTACATTAAGCCGGTCGTGCCGTACTCTGCGAAGTAGTTGAGGTTAACCGGAGCACCAGGTGACGAGGGGCCTATTCCCATGAGGTCGCCTGAGCCGAGCGTGGGCAAGCCCTGGGCAGTGAACGGCATCTCTTGTAAATCAATAAGTTTCTTTATGGTTGCCTGTTCAGACTTGGACAGCTTTTCAAACGCTGCGCTTTCTGATTCAGTAAATGATGTTATTCCGTTCGGGGGACTTTCGGGAAATGAGGTTATCCCGTTCGGTTCCGTATTATTTTTCTTTATATTTTTTCGAGCCATCTTTGCGTTGTTACCTTTAACCTTTACGTTTAATTTTGATTATCCCGGAAGTATCGTACCCATACCTTCACCTACAATAACTGGCATAAAACCGCTTTCCCCTTTTTTCTGAGCGTACCAGCACGCCAGCGAAACAGCGAACACTAAATCATCATGCTCTCCCTCGCGCCATGCTTCGTATGAGTCATGTCCAGTTGCGATGTTTACCTTGACGTGAAAGTTCTGCAGTTCTTTCATGAGCGTTTCACGAAACGGCGTCCCCTTTGCTATTTTCAATCGCTTTTTACCCAGCAGTACTTTTGGCACTGAGACCAGATCCCGTTTAGGAACGCTCCAATAGCCTTTTTCAAACGACGTGTGTTGGCCGCCGGTTACGGTTACTGGTATAGGTTGTAGTCCTTTTAGTTTGAAACTGTCAATTATAGCTCTACCTACGCCGGTTGCATCAACGACAAGAAAAAGCGGAACGTTTTGTTGTTTGAACTGCTGAACCATTTTATATATATATTCTTCAACGTTAGTATAGCTGGTTTCAAGTGGCAGACGCTCACAGTGGCGGAGGTTATATTCTAAGTTTAACCGGCTTTCCATTGAGCTTGAGCCACTAAACATCTCGTTTTCTGATACGCTAACACTAACCGGATTGCGTTCTATTATAGCAAGTGCTGTATAATCCCTTGCTTGTCCGATATCTAGGCCCATAAAATAAGTATTACTTGTCATTCTTTAGTTCTTTAGTCAAATGAATTCTTATACCTGGCTTTTCTCTCAAGCCGCTCGAGCTGCGAAGTCATCTGCCTGCCCTGTGCCTTGCAGTCATAGCACCACCTACCTTTCAAAGAGCACCAACTCCCGCAGCTTGGTTTTTGTTCCACTTTTCATGTCCACTTTTACATTAAAAAAAATTCATCTTCGCCTTCTTGCCTTTCTCTCAGCCTCAAATTTATCCCTAGCTTTAGCCCACTGTTCTTGCGACAGAGTATCTACCGGAGCATTTGATGGTAAAACTATACCTTCATCTTGCCTCTCGGCCCTCGGTGCTGGCGGTTCTGCGGTTGCGTCCCACGTTTCAGACCCATTAATCGTAAATGATGCAGTATCATCAAGTGGATACACTACTTTTTGCTTGCCCTTAAGCACTACCCGCACTTCATACGTGTACATGCCCGGGATAAGCGTGGCTGCGTCTGCCTGCGTTATGTTAATGAAAATCGCGCATGGCGTTATCACCGTGGTCGCAAGTGGGTTCACATCTAAAGTGATATCCTCTGCTAATAGAGGTGGGTCTCCAGTGTCTTTCGTAAGTAGTGGTACTGGCGTTGTTCCAGTTGTGAAAACAGTGAATATAACCCGCGCCGTTCCGTCTGATGTTCCGGCAGTAGCGGATGAATACGTTTTCCCCCCGTTGGTCAGGTCGATGGGGGTATTGTGGTGTCTGCTGGTAACTACAACGCAATGGGTATAACTTTCCCCTACCCGAAACTCAAAATCGTCTGTCATTCAATATATCCCCCACACGATTGAATCTATATATGTAGTAGCGTCTGTGCTTGCTGATTCCGAAGGTTCGATGATAAAGTCCCCCGTGAGGACTACCTCTTGTGTTCCATCGCCAAAATAAATCCGTAACTCATAGGAGTAAGTTCTCTGTTCTGTATTGGAGCCAATTCCAAACGCAGGAGACGTATCGTCAACGTTAAAGGTAATCAAAAACTGTGGCAGTGCTATCTGCGTGACTGTCGTGGTATCTACCAACGGGTACGCGTTTACCAAATCGGTGCTCATCGTCATAGATGTCCCACTTTCAATGGTGGTTATTACTAGGGATTCGCCGATGTTTGATACCGTGTCGAGAATGTACACCGTGCCGCCGAGAACAAAACCAGACGTGCTATCAACTATAATATCGGGTTGCTTTGAATCCGCCGATCCCGTGAGGGTAGTATTAACGCCGCCTCCGCTTCCAGTTTCGTTGATTATATCGATTGAGCCGTCTGTTTGGCGTTTCCGCAGGACGATTTTACCCTCGGAACCCGCTACCCACTCAATTTCCAAAACGGACGTTAAATCCACAGGTGCTGGCGGGACTTCAGTGTTCAAAAGCGTTACCGCGTCTGTTAACGTAGTTCCAGCGGTTATTGTGATGTCTGTCAACTACTTTTCCTCCTTGTTTTCAATATTTTTCTCTAACAGCAGTGAGCATGTCAGTATTTCTTGATATCCCTCTTAGCGGTGCTATTTCGAGTTGCCCACATATTGCCTTAAGCACTTTGATATTCTTGCGGTGCGGTATGAATATCGTACGAGTCGCGGTCGTTGCCGTGGGTACTCTGAGTAGGGTGGTGGCAATCACCGCTTGAGACATCGCGCTTACGGCAGTTGTGGCAGTAGGTGTGACAAGCGCCGGGCTTATGTCCAGTGCAGCGGCATGTG